GTATTGTTGAGAATGTCTAACGTTCCCAGGCTAGTCATGGTATCAGCATTGAAAAGTTGAACGTCTGGTGCTGAACCACCATCTCCAACAGCCATAATGTAGTTAGTGCCACCTAACTGAAAGGCTGCCAATCCCCAGGTAGCTGCTGGGAATGCAAAAGCTACCGCAGCTACCTCTGTCATTGTATCTAAGTTGATCTTGGACAGACGTCTATTTGCTCCAGCTGCCTCTTCTGTGGCTGCATAGAGGAATTCGTCAGTTCCAATAGTACTGGCAATGTCATTTGAGAAGTCATTGCTTGAAACTGCATTGACAGTTGATAAGAGGGAAGAGCTAATAAAGACTCCATCCCCATCATATTTGGCTAGCACATTTGCAAGTCCTGATGCTGTCTTGGCTAGAATAAAAATACGATCCTGATCAAATTGGGGGTGGACACCTAAAGGTGCTGAACCATCAGTGCCCGTCAATTCTAATGGCTGCCATTCTAGAGGTGACTCAGCCAAGTTTGTCTTCTCAACTTCCCATTCGAAGTTAGGAATGCGATAGTCAAACTTGTTAATAGGAACCCCACCTAAACGAACATAGCACTCTCCACGATAGGCAGATGCTTTCTTGCCTCGTGCTTCTTTGTCAGCTACAATCAAAGGATCAGGTAATTGGTCTTCATTGCCAGGATAAAAGACAAATTCAATCTCCGGGTATTTGGCACGAATGATCGTACCATCTGACATAATTTTAATGCCTAGTTCCTCTACATTCTCACGACGATTGCCTTTAGAATCATAGAGGATCTCATCAGGCGTACGTGCATCATAAATAAGCTGGTTATCAGCCCATACACGAACAAGACGCAAACAAGGACCTTCACATAAACCGAAAGCCATATCTTGTAGGAAATGTTCACGGTAATTATCTGACTGATGTACGCCAGTACTAACGGGCTTTGTATACCAGTGCATATTACCAGGAATGCGAACCCGTTTGCCATAGATAATTGGAATCATTGCCCCATATGAAGATTGACTTATGTTGACCCGTATTAGCGGGGCACCAGGCTTCATAGGGTCAACAAGACCACCTAACGTTGCCCCAATGGCATACCCCAAGCCGGGCATACCAAAAATTGCGCCGACTACAGTGCCAACTACTGTTAGGAATGCTCTCCAGAAGGCCATTTGATTTCATAAATCCCTTGTAAAGCTACCTTTTTCAGGTCTATAGGCTCTTCAATGATCTCATCATTAGCACCTGTATAGATGATCTGATTGCTGGAGGTTAGGATACCATAACAGACTATCCCGTCTTTTTTCCAGAAAACTAGGTCTCCTTCACCTGCCTGCCACCTATGAATTCTGTCAACGAAGTGATGGAGACCTCTCTCAAGTTGGGCTCTCGTCATGTTATGGTGAAGTTCACCCCATATGTTCGGAGGAACTCCATATTCATCGGTTGTGTCAAGAACAAGTCCTAGTCTGTTACCTGTTCTACGTGGCTTCCCAGATTTGAGGGGCTTCTCAGGATCCTTCAAGACTTTGGCTGTTTGTCCAAGTTTCTTTTTATCAGCCTTAACCTTTTCAATGTCAGGGGCTACCTTCTGAATATAGGCAGCTCTCTCTTCAACTGTCAATGGTTTCATTAGCTTGGATCTCTACCAGCAAGTTCAAAGTATGCATCCATACCCGGAAGCTCATGTTCTCCACGAAAATTGCCAGTATTGCGCCAATTTAACTGACAAACATCCATTGACTTATCACATCCCGCAGTCAAGATACATTCATCTGTAGCTGCAATGTCAAATGGAAATGGAGTGAAACAAGTCACCAAGTATGGACCTGAACCTTCAAAGAAAACGATGTCACGTGCAATACCTTCATTTTGACCACTGGTAAATTTGACTGATCCTAACTGGAAGAAACCCCCATCAAGGGTTCCGCCTTTGTCAGGAGCAACTTCTCCGAGAATGTTTGTGACTTGGAATGTCTTTCGATTTCCAACAAACAGGACTTCTGCAGTTCGAGTGAGAGCATATTCAGTTCGCCAGATAACTCCGTTGTCATCAACAGTTGCATCGAACGTAGTAGGCCAAGTAGGCTCAACACTGTCGGTAGTCCCATCTGTAGTGGCACGATACTGCCATCCATTAGGAGTTGAAGGTATTCTGAAAACAGGTCCGCTAACAGTTGTATTCGCTGGTATAAAGGAGGAGTCAGCTAAAATAGCTACACTACCCAACCAGGTAGCCGGCAGTAAAGCCATACGGCAACCATTAGCAACTCCTCGACCCATACCTCCAAAAGGTGAACGGCAGTCAGCTGAATATAAAGAACCAATGTTACTTTGTAGAGCCTGCATTAGACTCAACACTTCACTTTGGTATCCAGATCCTGTATAAACTATTTCACCGAAAAATCCTCGCATCATCTTTGTATATGGGATAGTTACATCAGACCAGACATATAAGAAGACTTTTACTTCAGCACCGCGAAACTTGTCAGCCTGGATATCACGTTCCAGAACTTCTGTATTGTCAAAGTAACCGGATATTTCAAAGTTGCCTGCGCTAAGTGTAATCTTGAACTCCATTGCTGAAGCTGACCCACCTGAATAGGTCCTGTATGTTTCCCCTCCAATTATCTTCTTGACATCATGATCTGTAAAGAAGTATTGAACACCGTCACGACGAATAATCTGCCAGCCCGTGGCAAGCTGAGTTGTTTGCCGACGTAGATGAGCATTCATAAGAGTTGCAACGGTACGCATTATACCTCGTCGTCAAAGGGATCTTTAAGCTCAATAACTGGAATACCAACTCCTGAGAAATTGTACGTATCTAATGATAAAGGTAGGTGATCACTATCGAAACGTGCAACCTTATAGAACGTACAAGTAATCTTTACAGTATGACTTGCTATAAATGAGTGTGTTAGAATTCCTTCCAAGAAAGTATAGCTTCCTGTAGGTGTATCGTTGTCATAGACAACAAGGTTATCAACCTTGTAAATAGGATGATAATACGGACGGGGATCTCCTGCATTGGCATACGTTTTGAAAATTTGAATGTCATGAGAACCACCTGGAGCCACCTCAATTAACTGGGGAGTAGGCCCGATTTCATAGTCAATAACATCTTTAATCCAGAAACTGAATGCTTTTGCTCGACGTGCAGAAAAGAAATTGATTATTGTATTAAGTTCCGCTTGACTCTTGAGATTCTTTGAAACATCCCATTTAGCCGCGCCTATCTCCCAAACTTGATTGCGCTTTTCCTTACTGTTCCGTTTTTGTATGACTTCAGTAAGGAAGGAGATACCACCTACACGGCCATAGGCAATGCCGGGTGGAAAGATAATATCGTCGTGTCCTGCTCCCCAAGCCATTAGCCTAACCTCTGTGCAACTCTGAAAGCCGCAGATTGTCCTTGAGCTTCCATCTGTTTTTGACTATATCCAAATGAGCCAACGTTTGGTGTTTGAATGTTCCATACATTAGTGACGTTGACGTCGCGACTCGAGCGGCCGGGAGGCTCAGATATAACACCAAGATTGCCGTCCGACATACGCTTTAACGGAAGCAAACCTTCGCTATTCTTGCCTAGTTCACCACCCATAATAGGACCACCAGAACTTCCGAACATAGTAGGCCCACCAAGTACCATACCTTTTGCAGCGTATCTGATCCCATTGGACCACGCACCACCCATTTTCAAACCCGAAGCCAACGCAGCATCTATGCCTCCCATTGAAGTGAAGGCATCTCCAGCAGCACTAGCAGCCCCTCCTCCTATACCTAAGAGACTACCCAATCCGGCAAGAGCTCCGAAACCACCTTGGCCTCCGCCAAATAGATTGGCACTAAGAGTAGGAAGTGCACTTGTACCTGTCGCACCTGTCAACTGGTTCAGCAAAGGATTGACCAACATGAGTTTTAGAATGAGCTTGGTAATGTCATTGAATAAGTCGGTAAGTATGTCCATGAAATTTGAACCGCCGTCAATAAGCTTGTCAAAAGCATTCTCACCGATCTGCCCTAAACCACGTAGGAGCTCTCTAGTACCATCAAGTCTGTTGTTGGCATCTGATACCTTATGAAGAGCAGTACCAAGTTCTCCTGCCTTTCCAGTTGCAAATTCCAAAGAATAACCCATTCCCACTAACATGTCTGTGACAGCTTGTATCTCGTCTTCAATTTGGAAACCAGCCCGTAATCTGCCAACAGCATCTGCACCCTGTGGGATAGTTGCCAACTCAAGATTAAGTCTTGTGATCTGAAGGTTTACATTTGCCAACGCTTCACTTGATGCAAGGTAATCTCTAGCCTTTAATGCATCGGCCATACGTCTGGCAGCTTCAGCACCGGCATCCTGACTATTTGTAGCACGGATAACAGCTTCAGTATGTGAACGAATCGCATCTTGGTTAGAAAATTCTCTATTCAGAGCCTGTAGAGCTCCTGAACTGAGTACACCCGCCGTAGCGGCTTTTTGCATAACATTGACTTCAGCCTCAAGTCTACTGATATCTCTTTCTGCACTAATGGCAATAAGTGCTCTTTGTGCAGCAAGTTGTTCCCGTAAAGCATTTTCAAGTTCCATTACGGCAGAAGCTGCTTGAACTTCGGTTGCTGTCCAGGCAAGCATTTCTAAACGTAGTGTACGGGTAGCATTGGTAATAGCTTGTTCTTGTTCTAGGGTAGTAGCAAATGCTTCACCAAGTTCACCGTTTTCAGACATAACTTTTGCCACAGCAGTAATTTGACCAGCTTCTCTACCGATCTCCCTGAATTTCTGAGCTATTTCGCCAGCTACAACTGACGCTCTACTGCCTTCAAGGTCTTTGAGGGCTTTGGCAATTCTTTCTGGACCAACACCTGCATCTTTTAAGGCATCTCCAGCTTGCTGCTGTTCTTTGAGATCCTCAAGAATGCCTCGCATCCTTATTCCAGCTTCTTCACTCTTTCGCATAGCAGCACCAAGACGATTATTGGCACTGATCTCTCGTTCAATTTTCTCGATTGCCTCTCGGGCTCTGTCCGTTGTTGTGTCTGCAATGGCATTTTCAACTGATTGAATCTCTTTCAATTCAGCCAATAGTAGTGGGTACTTCGCAGTTAACGCGTCCAGAGTCTTTTGAGTCTCTGCAGCTTTAGCTCTGAGATTGTTGGCATCTGTTTGGAAGGTTGAAAATGTGTCTACATCTCCCAATGCCTTGGCAGCATCAGCTGACCGTTGATATGCATTAGCAAGTCTATTTATCTCAGCAACTTCATTTCTCAGCCCTTCAATTGTTGCGGCTGATCTCTGAAGTAAAGTATCTGTTGTTCCTGCATTGCCTTTGTCTAAGCTTTCACGTGCTTTCAGGTACTCTTCAAGTTGAGTGGTAAGTTCTTTCGCCTTATCAGTAGCAGTCTGTGCTCCTGATGAAAATAACCTGTATCCAACATAAGCACCAGCTAAGGCAAGACCAACTCTAAGTAGAGCACCTACTAATGGGCCTCCCAATAAAGTCGAGAAAGCCAATGCTATACTTCCTGCTGTTGCAATAGTCTGTGACAAACTTAAAATGGCTATTCTGACAGCCAGAATACCTAAGGCGGCTGCCTGCCAGAGTCTAGGTGCTAAGAGAGTAAGAAGAGCACCTGCACCTGCTCCAGCAATAGCAATAATCTTGTCCATGCTGACAGCTAAAAGGTCTAGTGAACCTGTTAGAGCCTGTACCCCTACCGAGAAAATTCTACTTGTGCCAAATGTCTTGTCAAATGCAATGAATACATCAATAGCAGAGTTTCCTAGTCTTACAAGGTCAGACTGTAAGCTTTGAACTTTTCTATCTGGATCAATGTTCATTGCCTTAAGCATTGCAGGTGCAAACTTAAGGAGGAACTCGTCAGTCATAACAGAGCCAGTTTTCAACAGCTTATCGAACTCTGCAGTAGTCAAATTCATTGACTTAGCAGCAGTTTCAAATGCACCTGGTAATGCGTTGCCTAACTGTTTACGAAGTTCTTCTGCACTAACAACACCCTTTGACATCATCTGCTCAAGGGCCAAAAGGACAGATTCCAAGGCTTGTGTGGATAGATGCATACCACCTGCAGCTTGAACAACCTGGTCGAAGGTTTGAGCAATTTCGGTTGATGTTAAGTTTGAGCCGGCAGCAGCTGCTTGAAACTTGGAAAACTGTTCAGCAACCAACAAGAAGCTAGTACCAGACTTATCTGCAACTTGACGCAGATGCTCTAATTGAAGTGCAGCTTCAGTAGAACTGCCTGTCATCTGAGTGAAACGTTGCTGAATGACATTGAGCTTGATTGCCGTGTCCACAGCACCTTGAGATGCTTTGAACAATGCATAGCCAATACCAGCCACCCCAACAATGAAGCCTGCGGTGGCTAAGTTGGAGCGGGTAAAGATCTGTGTTAAGGCAGTAACTCTTGCACCTAGCCCTGACAGAGGGCCGCTAGTGAGAGTTGCTGCACTTGACAAGTCTTTCATAAGCTCGGTAAACTTGGACACTTTTGCAGTAGGAAGTTCCTTGAACCCTTCAATTGCTCTTTTCATGGAAAGAAGATGTGCAGAACCACCTTGTGACTGAGAAAAGAATG